TTTTTAGCTGATTGTATTAATACTGCAAGCTAACTAACGTTACCGTCATTCGTTTTGTGGTAGAAATAAGAATAACCGAACTTTTGTAAGGCATTAGTGTTTGAATATTGTTCGGTTATAATTATGATTGTATCAAAGCATTAGATAGATGGCTCAGTGGTATGGCAATTTCAAATTATAGAGGTTTTAACCTGCAATCAGGCGGATCCGATGGTAGCGTTTGGAAGGTTAAAATCAAAAACCACGTTTTACAAGGCAGTTTAACGGCGGTAAAAAAGAGCATTGATTGGTGGTGTGATACCGCGTCTATTATCGACCCCAAAGAGTTTTCTTCTTTAGGTCAACGAACGCAAAGCACCGGCAACCCTCAATCTGAAGTATTTAATGGCTACACGATAAAGAACGATACAGGAGAGCCAAATGCTTGGTACTGTATGTTCAATGGCAAGTTGATTAAAGGTGCGAAAGCCGCAATTCAACGTCATATCGAAGCGTATTTAGTTGCAAAGCAAAAAGCGATGCAAGCACTACAGCAAAAGAAATAAGAGTATGTCTCTCGTATATTCAACAGAAACTGGTCGAATCAAACCTGAAGAAGAAAAAGTCGAACGTCCTAAAGGCGACGGTGTTGTTCGTATTCAACGACAAACTAAAGGTCGCAAAGGAAAAGGCGTTTGTATCGTCACAGGTTTGGATTTAGATGACGCTCCGCTAAAGTTGTTAGCCGCAGAACTGAAAAAAGTGTGTGGCTGCGGTGGTTCAGTAAAAGATGGAACCATTGAAATTCAAGGTGATGCTCGTGATAAAATCAAAGCTCATCTTGAAAAGAAAGGCATGACAGTTAAGTTGGCCGGCGGTTAATTTAAACTAAGCAAAAGATTTTAAAGAGCGTCTCAAACAGACGCTCTTTTTGTATCTGTGGTTTGTGTCCGCAAAAGTTGTAATGCGTATGAAACATACCAAAGAACAAGCAACGATTAGTAAGCTAAAAGACAAACGAGCTAATAGCAGAGCGAGCAATCGTAGATTGATAGATCCATATTAGCTATTTTATGGTAAATCACCATTATGTTTAATGAACCTAACAAACGATGTCTGAATTTGAAATCTGAGAGGGATAGGAGACCAACGTAGAGAAGATTTGGCGTACGTCTATATTGCATTTAACATAACACATATAATGCGCACTGAATCGAGGATTCCACTGGGCTTGAAAACGCTACGGCAAATCCTGCACAAGCCATTGAAATACTTGGTAATCCAAGCCCATTAAACTTTTTTGCGATGCTTGACCATAGCGTCTGCGCTTCACAAGATTTTGCTTTATCCAAAGCTAACCCGATAAGCGCCTTTTCTTTATCTTCTCCAACAGCTTCCGCAAGCATAAGTATCTGATTTTCATTGAGATAAGTTCTTCCTTTACGTACCTCTGTAATCATTTGCGGGCTTACACCCAAATCGTGAGCGATTTGTTTGTACTGCACATACTTCATTTGCTCTTTATAAGCATCAATGAGTTGGTTTGTGTACATTTTTGATTTTCCTATCCAAGCCACAATGTCCTCATTTTAGTCCTTTAACACAAAATTTGCTGTATTGACGGTACATAAAACTCTGTATTTAATCGGCACAGAATTTACTGTATTTGACCACCTTGATTCGACCGTTTGCCCTTGACGCTCTCGGTTGGTCTTGGTGGTCACTCTCAACGGTCAAGGTGTTGCTATGAAAAAACTGTCTACTGAAAATGCGATCATTATCGATACAGAAACCACTGGTTTAGGCACTGACGCAGAAATTGTCGAGTTCACTGCTATCTGTGCGGATTCCGGCAAAGTAATCGTAAACGAACTTGTTAAACCAACGTGTTCTATTCCTGCTGACGCGACTGCTATTCACGGCATTACCGACGAAGACGTTAAAGACGCGCCCGACTTTCATCTGATGTTCTCCAACAGTTTTCTTCCGCTTCTTAACGGTCGTCCAATCATCATCTACAACTCAGATTTTGATACGCGCTTAATCATTCAATCTTTGGATAAGCACTGTAACGCTGCTTACGTTCAATCCGTTCACGATTTGTTTTTCAAGTTCTGCGTTCCTCAATGCGCAATGCTTTGGTACGCCGAGTTCTTCGGTATTTGGAATGAACATCATGAAGACTACAAGTGGCAATCTCTAACTAATGCCTGTGCGCAACAACATGTTGATGTTTCTGACTTAACCGCGCACCGAGCACTGGCCGATAGCGAAATGACTCGTCGATTGATTCACGCTGTTAACTCACAGATTGAAAACCAAAACAATCAAAAATGTGACGGCGTCACCAAGTCTGATTCAGAGGCTTAACCCATGAACGAAGCTCAAACCATCTATTACGACTTGCTCCCAGACTACACGGTTTCCGTGTTGGTCAAAGGGTGTGAAGAATGGGATCTGCTTAAGTCAATGTCTCATCTTGAGTCTTGGGCTTCGTCTGAATTTGTCTCTTATGAGTTGGTGTCGATCACTAACACGACTTACAAAGAACGTGTAGATTTAGGAGTCTTCGATGACTACTGCAACTAACATCCTCAAGAAATTCGATGAGCAGTCTGTTCATATTGACTACCTATGTTTTACATTTGCAGTCAAGGACTTACGTCACTGTCATAACGCACTTCAACGTCTGCACAAGCATGAAGAATACAAAGGTTTAGCGCCTAAATCGTTGTTACAGCGTCACTGTGGAGCACCTAAGTTCCCTGCTCCACCTGAGTTTAATCCGACGATTGCGAAGACATCCGAAGAAATTGAAGCGTACAACAGCGCCTTTGATATCTGCTACCGCAACTACTTGGAAGATTGCTTGCGTATCTTCACTAATCAGGTGCTTGGTTTGTCGCTTTCTGCACCTCGTGGTCTTGGTTTTCAGTTCTATACGGAATCCATGAAGTTGACCTCATCAGACGGCGAAGACTTCTGTGGTTTTATTGGCATCGGCGGCAACAATGACACGGTGCACTTTCAGATTAATGGTACGGGTTGCAAACACGTCTTTGCTCGTCGTCAACCTTGGTCACTGCATGATTGGCTAACTAACGTTCTCGGTGTTCAAACACTGGCGCGTGTTGACCTCGCTTATGATGACTATGACGGTATCTTTGATTGTGAATACGCGCGCAAAGCTTGGAATGATAACGCGTTCCGCACTGCCGAACGTGGCCGTAATCCAGTTCTACATGTTGATCATACGATTGCGGGCTATCGTGATGGCCGCCCTGATTACACCAAAGAGCAATACTCGGTTGGCTCTCGTACTTCTCGCATCTATTGGCGTGTCTATAACAAGGCACTTGAGCAGAAACTCGCAAACACGGGGCTTGTCTGGTATCGCTCAGAAGTCGAACTCAAAAAATGGAACATCGATGTTCTGTTGAATCCAGCTGGCGCATTTGCGGCCATTAACGATTTCGCAGCATCGATTTCTACTGCAAGAAAATTCAATACCAAACCTGTCCCGACTAAACGCGCTGCATTAGACCTATTGGCTTCTGCTCACTGGATGCGCCGCCAGTACGGGAAAATTCTGAACTCTTTAATCGAATTCCATGAAGGAGACATTGAAACCGTTGTCGGTTCCCTTGTCCGTGATGGAACCAAATTCACCTTCCCCGATACCTACGGAAAGTTGGTGACTCACATATTGGAGACTTAACAAATGGCTAAATCTGTTTTCGTTCTTGGCATGGACATTACTTGGAACTCGGCACGTGGTGACAGTGCTCAACTGAATATCTCACGTCCACTACGTGAAATTAACTCGGAGAAATTCAAACGTCGCACCATCGGTGAGTCTGGTGATGTGAATCCACAATGGGATCAACCTTTGATGATTGAACACAGTTACGCCCTGCTCCTTGAGCGCACCGGTGCTCTCGTTCCTCGTCGTGAGTACGAGCTACAACTTGAAATCAATCCAGAAGATCCTTTGGCGGGTGCCATCGTGACAGCGCTTATCCCTGTCGACCAAGAAATTAAGAAGCACTTTGAAGCTTCAATGAAGGCTAACTAAGAAATTCTATGTCTATTTGCGTAACGGTTATCGATGGTGTCTTGCAGCAAGCAACGAATGGCAGTTGTGAGCTCATTTTGATGTCAAAAGAACAAGTTACGCAGTTAGTTGATGGTCAATTTGATTGGTCATTACTCGAATTTGACAAGGAACTGTACGAATACGTTTTAGGCCAGTCCCTTGTCACTTTCATCGGCGGTCATGTCTTAGGCCGCGTACTTAAATACTTTGGAAAATAATAGGTAAACAGCATGAAATACATGAATCAAGTACAGAGCTTCTTCACTAATAAATACACACAAGCGGGTGTGGCAATGTCGCTTTCTGTTCCCGCGTTTGCAGAAGGTAACGCTAACGTTGAAGCCATTAACGGTGCTATCGATGGCGGTAAACAGATGGTGTCTTTGACCACTTCTGGCGTTATCGGTATCGCTGCTCTTGGCTTCGGTTTGGGGATGGTTGTTGCGTGGCTACGTAAATAATGATCCTCTCTATCGCTTTAGCCTCGTTAATATCTCTATCCTTTTTATACGGGGTCTATACAGGCGTTATATCTGGTTAAGGGGAGCTTCAAGCTCCCTTTTTTCTTCTCAGTAATAAGGTGATTCCATGCGTTTTATAGCTCCCTTCTTATTACTTCTTTCACCACTGGCCTTTGCTGATGAGTGCCCTGACGGTGAACAAATGTATCAAGGCCAATGCCGCACTACTTGCGAAATCTTGGCTCAAGATACGAGTCCTCGCGGTATGCGTTGGGATGGCACTGTGTGGGGCGATTCTCCCACTGGCTATTGTCGAGGCTCTGGTTCTGTTGGTTGCGAATTGAGTCGTACAGGCATAACCATTCAAGTCAACGGTTCGGCTTTCTGGCAAGGCGACTTTAAATATACAGGCGCAACGTGTTCTAGCATTGGTGAGTACACTGGCGACACTCCTTGGACCGAACCTGATGATGGTAACCCTGACGGTGATTCTGGTACCGATTCCGGTGGTGATACAGGTGACGGGTCTGATGGTGATAACAATGGCGGTGATGACCTCGATCATGGTGGCGGTGGTAACGGCGGTAACTCTGGTGCCGCCTATCCTGACAGTTCGCACCCGATAAACCACTTGCGCTCAATCCAAGAAAAACAGGTGATTTCTAACAACCTTTTAAACCGCAATACCAATGAGATTATCGAAATGAATGCCTCGGTTACTAACAGGCTGACGGATATCTATTCCCATTTGAGCACTGAACAAGTAAGCACCAATAACTATCGAAACGAAATCAAAACTGGCGTTCGTGGCATTACGCATGAGTTCTATGAAACCAACTCAACGCTAAAAGACTTACTCGATACCATGAACTCGATTGATCGTAAGACGTCTAGTGGTTCTAGCAGCAATGTAGATTTGTCGCCTTTAATTGCCAGCACATCTGAAATTGAAAAGCACACATCCGGCACCTATTGGTTCTTAGATGCCATGCGTAAACAACTTGATTCGGTGGCTGACAATACAGGCGCTATCAAATACCAAGTCACGCCAATCTTAGAGAACATCGAGCAACGCATGGCAAGCGGTTCCCAGAACACTCGTATTTTCCGTGATGGTATTCGTAGTGATACTCGCAGCATTAAAACCAACACCAATAACATTAAGAAAGAAGTCACCAACACAAAGAAAGCCGTTCAAGCTACGACCAAATCCGTTGATGCTGTTAAGACTGCCATTGAAGATCAAACCGCTTCTCTCGATACCATTCTAAGCCGAATTGAAGAAGCCATTGGAAGTGCTGACGGCTCAGGTTCTACTGGTGGGGATAACTCAGACGTTGTTAGCAAACTTGGCGAACTTCAAGGCACCACGGAACAACTCGGCAATCAACTTGGACAATCACTGGATGGTATTCAAGATGCGATAAACGGACTCAATGACGGTGGTCAATTTCATGCTCCAACAACGGGCGATGGCTGGTCACACGGTACGGTAATTGGTGAGGCGGTTGACGGCCTGATTGATGACATCGATAAACTCAAGACGAATCTCAAGGACATGCAATCCAAATCCCCTATTAATCTCGGCCAAATGAGCTTCAATGATGGCAATTATTCCGGTGAAACCTTCACGCTTTCACGCGCATCTTGGAATGTGGATGTGCGCTTTAACCTATTCAACACACTCGGCACGAACACAAGCACCATTCGTAATGTGATCATCTTTGCCGCTATGTTGATGGCCGCTTTCATTATCTTATCGTCAGGACGCAAAGGAAGTTAAAATGGATTTCATCTACGAAGCCTTTCAATACATAGCAAACGTGTTTGGCTCTATCTCCGACTTCTTCATGTCTATTCCCGACTTAATATTGGAAGTCTTTACCTATGCTTGGTACTGGGGTATCAAACTTTATCTCGCTATCAAAATCTCTATGGTTGAGATGGCCTACGAAATTGCTTCAATGATACTGACGGACTACGAAGTTTATACCGTTCTTAACGCAGCGTTTAACAACCTAGCGCCAGACCTCAGACACGCGGCCTATCAACTCGGTGTTGTCGATGCCATTCGAATCGTTATCGATGGATTGGCTACCGCCTTTGTTCTTCGCATTATGGGGTGGTGATTATGGCTGTAATCTTTCGTCACGGCTCTAATGGTTCTTACAAGTCTGCTTATGCGACTTGGTTTGAAATCCTCCCTGCACTGCGTGAAGGCCGTTTGGTTGTAACCAACATTGAAGGCTTACGTCCTAAAGAATCCATCGAGAAAATACTCGGGGAAACCTTTCCGGCCAGTGCCAAGCTTATAAGGATCTTTACCCGATCAAGTGAGGGTGTTCACCTTTGGCAGAACTGGTTTAACTGGATGCCAACGGGAGCATTGGTTGTTATCGATGAGTGCCAGGACTTGTACTGTCCAGAAGCAGGCTTTAAACGTGAGAAGTTCTTAGCTCGTCCGTTCTCAGAGTTCGAAGACATCTTACCAAAGGGTTTTGGTGAGCTATTCCATTCTCGTTGGCTCCCTATTGACCCTGATTCACTCGATGAAAGTGACTTAGACGATTGCGAGCGTACGCAGCTGGACGAGAACAACCGTCTGCTCTACCCGTTCGATTTTTACGGTGCTTTCATGCGTCACCGAAAATACCAATGGGATGTGATAATGCTGACACCGGATTACAGCGCTATCCCAACATGGTTAAAAGGCTGTGCGGGTGAAGCTTATTCGCATCGTTCTACCGACACCTTCTTTCGTAAGCGCAAGCCTCGCATCTATAACCATCGCCCTAAAGCCACCAAGACAGACCCGACGACCAAAGCTGACTACGCAAGTTGCAGCAGTAAGAAGATTCCGGTCGATGTGTTCGCACTGTATCAATCTACAGGTACGGGTGGATTCAATGAAACTAAGTCAGATATCTCTATCTTAAAGTCGCCAAAGTTCCTTTTGGCCATGCTCATTGGTGTGTTGGCCATTCTAAAATTTTTCTGGGATTTGTATGTATTATCTAATAGTGATGTGGATTCGGCTCAAACAGTTCCTGCGCAAGTTGAAACTTCTTCAACGTCCTCTTTACCTACTTCGCCTACTCTATCAATACCTCAAGCCGATACTGGTTTGGCTCGGTCGGACACTTCTGGGGTGGATACTGGCAATGCTAATACTCAAGTTAGTCATACGACTGTTCCTAATGGTGTAAACCCGTTCTTTGAAGCCTTTCCAATGTTCAACGATGCGAAGTCTTTCTATCTTACGGGTATCAACTCAGTAGCAAACAAACATGATTATTTGTTTCGCATCGATAAAGGTCGAGATACCTATTACTTAAGCTCAGGGACGTTAGCTAAGTTTGGTTATGAGTTTGACTTGATAGATGAATGCTTAGTGATGGTGAAATCTAACACCATCAACGCGCTGCTAACTTGTCCACCAAGTATTAACTACGACGCAAACGAACCCGACAAAGAAATGCAGCTAACGGGTGTTCAAAGTGGTGTTGATATTTTCAACTTAAATGAGGGCTAACATATGAATCGAAACAAACGGTACGAACAACGTATGAAGGAAAATGGTTTTAAGAAGATAACGATTTGGGTGCCTTCTGATAAAGAGTCCGATGTAAAACAAGCTGCATCGGCCATGTGTGAAGATGAAAGCCTAACAATTGGTGTACTCAAGAATATAAACACGGGTCGCATGGTATCAATGCACTAAATAACACCTGTCACTGGTGACGTTGCCCCGCAGGGATAAGCAAAGCACGAAGTGCAAGCGAAGCACCAAGCCGCCCACGGAACCCATATTTTGCATCAATAGCTAATCGGCGCGGTTAGCCTCCTTACCTAAATGGCTGACCACTCCCCACTTCCTGCTAAGCCAACCTTCCAGAGCCTAACCACGAGAGAGGTGCGTTTTGCTACTGCAACCCATCGAACCTTGAGTTAGGCTTCGTTTCTCATTCGTAGTCCTTGATCTCCATTCCAATTAAACGTAGCTTCTTGTGCGCTAGGTTTTATATGTCAAGGATATGAAATGGCTAAGTTTTTAAATACAAGTGCTACAAACTACTACCTCGAAGAACTCATCAAGAACGCATCAGAGAGACTGATTCTAATCAGCCCTTTTCTAAAGCTAAATGACCGCATCAAAGAACTGCTAGAAGACAAAGATCGTTTAAAGATCGATATCAGAATCGTCTATGGCAAAAGTGAGCTTCAACCTGATGAAATCAATTGGCTTAAAGGCTTATCTTTTGTGCGTACCAGTTTCTGCAAGAACCTTCACGCCAAATGCTACATGAACGAAAGCTCATGTATCATCACGAGCTTAAACCTGTATGAGTTTAGTCAGGTAAACAACAACGAAATGGGTATCTTCATTGACCGTGACGAAGATGCAGAGATTTACAAAGACTCATACGAAGAGGCTCAACGCATTATTCGTATTAGTGACGAGGTTCGAATCTCACTCGAGAAAGTTCAAGCTGCTGTCGTTGAGACTGCGAACAGCGAAGAATCAGAGCCAGCACAAGACCAAAGCAAGATCACTTCGTCCAAGTTAGCTAAGAAGCACAAGCTTAAAACCGATGACTTCCTTAAGCTATGTGTAACCAAAGGCTATTTATCGTTTGATGAAGGAAAACATTCATTGACGGACGCGGGTAAATCTTCTGGTGGTGAGTTCAAATACAGTAAACGTTTCGGCCCCTACTTCATCTGGCCTGAATCATTAGAGGTTGTTTAACACAATTGGCCTGTTCCGACCGCGAGAGTCGCGCAGACTAAGCAGCGAGCGCGGGAGGTAAAGGCCAAACCCCCGTATCTGTATTACGGGGGTAAATTCCACAGAACTCTTACTGAGCGGTGTTTTAACACTAGTGAGTCTTGCATTTTATGATTTCATTAAATCGATCACTATTACTCGAAGTCTCGATGTTTATGAAACTTTGACTGCACTACTTCCGTAATCTGGTGTTAAATCTACAAAAGTCTC